TTATCCGGCATACTTTCCCATTAAGAACTTAAGGCTCACAGGCATAATATCCATTTCACCTTTTTCATTAACGTCGTTCAACATTAAGATTCCCCTGAAATGATTATTACCCTGCGGACCCATAAAATCCTCGTTGTGGGTGTAACAAGAACCTGCAATAATACCAGTAAGGCGTGTACCGTCAGCACGATAAGAGGTACTAAATTGTAGCCCCTGCTGGTGACCAGCGATACATGTCATAGCCTTTCTATTTAGTAGAGTCTTAGCATCACAAATAGGTCGACCAAGAGGGCCTGACGTGAAGTAATGTGAGAAGGCAATGTTATTGACAACAACTACTTCCAGGAATTTGTGAGTTTCCCAACCACACTCCTCATACTTAAGGTCATTGATCGACAATACGCCATCGAGTTTAGCGTCATTCTCTGTTGCACGTTCAATACGCTGCTCGTGATTGCCAAGCGTAAGAATTCGTCTAGGAGTATATCGCTCTTTATGATTGGCCTTCGCTCTCTCATTATACGTCATAAGAGGGGACAATAGAGCTTCCATAGCTTCATGTGAAGCCTGAATGTCATCCTTGTACCTTCGGCCTTCAAAGCTCTTTTTACCAACGTCATAGGACGAAAGACTTGGCATATCAGCGAAGTCTCCAATCTGGACAATAACGTCTGGGCGCTTTGCAACAATGTAATTACCTATAGCAGTTAGGAATGAGAAGTCATTTCCAGGCTTTGCTTGAACGTCGGGGATGACGGCAATTTTAATTTAGGTCACCTACGTTCGGAAACTTAAGTCGTAGCGGTTGATGCTCCGCCTCTTCGTCGTCAAGTCCTGAGTCATATGGCTCGTCTAGGTTAAATTGCACACCAGCAGAGAGCAAGTCATTGACACTATAGTTAACTAAAAATGACATTTCCCTTTTATTAATATACCCATCAACAACAATATTTCCTTCATCATCAAAGGATTTAATTCTTAACTTCAAAGCGTATTTCCTTCATGTAGTTTACGTTTAGCTTCTACGTAAGCGGTGTAAGCTTTCTCTGGTGTTTTATATGAACCTAAGTAGTAAACTATTCCTTTTGCTTTTATTCTTGCCATATAAGAGTTACATTTGTTATTTATTTGTACACCAAGTAAACCAGTCGCAGTACCAGCTTTAGCTCTAACTTTATTTTCTAAATTTACTCTTTGTGGAACATCCCTGAGATTACACCAACGATTGTCTTCTTGTTGAACATTTATGTGGTCTACTTGATGTTTAGGCCATTCACCAGTCATATATAAGAAAGCTAACCGATGTGCCAGATGAAGTTTATTGTCTACTTGAATATAGACTCTACCCTTTGTAGTAGTACCACAGGGTTTGTCTTTCCACCTACGATGTGCAGTATTCCTATAAAACAAGCCTGTATCTGGATTATATGTTAGAACTTCTTTAAGTCTTTCTTGAGTTAACATTTTTTCTAGCTTTGTTCTCAATCTCAGTGACCTCCTTATGGCATGGTACGCACAAAACTTCTAGAAGGGATTTATCACAAAACAGACGCTCTATAAAGTCGTCCCAGGTAGTGAACCCTATTTCTGGATCAACGACAGGAACTTTATGATTTACATTTACTTGTTTAGCAGGGAACTCCCCACCACAAGAGGCACAGCGGAAATGCTGTGCTATGCGCCCTGTTAAAGTGTTTACTTTCTTTTCTGTCTTGGATTCATTTAATGTCTCATACTTGGGAGGCCACCTACGTGAGCCTCCCCGTAACACAGACACGATGAACGATTTCTTACGGGCAGGTGTCCATTCCTTCTGCGATTTCGACAGGTGGCCTCCATTCATCATTCTCACGCTGCCAAATGTAAAGGCAGCGTGCGTTAAGCATTAGTTCTTCATGACACGAAAAGTATCCCTGCACTGCCTCAAAATAGTACACCGCAAGTTCTTCCTCTGTTCCTGCTTCGGCAATCCATTCTTCATATGCAGAGTCTAAAATCCTATTGGCCTTTACAGGGCCAATGCCTGCTGCTCCCTTAATGTTGTCGGCTGTATCACCGACAAGGAGCTGATAATAGAAGAAGCGTAGAGCATCACGAGGACTCACCAGATAACGTTCTTTCTTCTTGGGATTGAAATGCCAGCCTGGAATGGTGTTCAAATCCTTGTCCACCGAGACAATAATTGTTTCCCTGTCTGGATCACGCATAGCCTCAATTCCTACAAGATCATCTGCCTCACAATTAATGCTTTCAATTGCCTTCCATTCAGTACGTAGATGTTCTTTACATGCCTGTAAATGTTCTGGCTTCTTGGCGTCTTTGCGATTGGCCTTATACTCAGGATAGATTTCCTTACGGAAGTTGGTATCCCCTGTACAGAAAATGATATATTCCTCTGTATTCAGGTCAACTAACGTCCTCATAAGCAGGTCGTTTAACACCTGCCTTGCATTCTGTTCGCTTGTGCCTTCTGCTAAATGTGCAGCGGCATAGGCATACGAATCACTATCTATTAGTGCAAGCATCAATATGGAATATCTGAGTCGTCAGCAGGTAGGTCATTAGGCTGGTCAAACAAGTCAGGAGCATTGTAGACATAAGCTACAAGCTCGTCCGCCAGCTTCTTAACATCATTTACATTGGGAGGTGTCTTAGCACCTGTAGTAAGGATAGACACAGCATGACCAAGAGAACTTTGACGGACAATGAGTTGTTGGCGAGCTGTACGTTCCTCCTTCGTCTCGAAATCGCGGTTAAAGCCGCCATTGCTTGTTGGCTTTGGAACCGCTGGCGTCCCTTGTGTAGCCTGAGCTGTTGGCTGTAGGGTGCCATCAGACTTGACAATAGCTGTCCACTGCCAAAATTCATTCTCCTTTACCTGTGTAACCTCGTAGGTTTCACCACTCTTGGCTGTCTTAAGCACAGCGAATACAGCAGGATTGGCAAAAGACATAATTTTCTTAGTCTTTACGTCCTGCTTACCATTATATTCCTGCTTATAAACAACCTCTGCTTGTTCATAGCCCTTCTTGCCGTTGGTGCCTGCTCGTGAAGTGATTTCTACATTAACAATTGTAATTAGTGACATTTGATCTTTCAATAAATTTGAAGTTGGTGGGGGATGATGGAATCGAACCACTTGCTTGACCACCACACTTTAAGCAACGGATTTACAGTCCGCCGTGTGGAACATCCCCCGATGTTTTCAGAGTCTATATGTATATTATAGCATTTCTAGAGAGCTTTGTCAAGCACTAGGTTCTTCTGGACAATCCGCCCAATGTGTAACCCCGTATGCAAACGTTTCAATTGGTGACAAAGCTTTATCTGCACTCACCCAAGTTGGGCGTTGTTTGTCACCATTGATAAATCTTAGCTCTGCAATACGAATACAAAACCCCCAATCTGGATGCTCATGGTAGGACGTAGCTACTAAAACTCTTGGATAAGGCCCATAAGTTTTTGTATCGGGAAGACTCTCAGCACATTTAATCCACTTGATCTTTGTTCTTGGAATGTTCATAGCTTTAAGTCTTCCATGTCATATTTATTAGGCCCCCATTGAGCTTCGGCAGTGAGTGGTAGGCTGAAATCATAGTTCCATATTTGCTTGACGAGTTGAGGTACACGCTCAACGGCATCAAGTAGAGCCCTTGCCATTGGTCCCACACTCTGTTCTTCGCAGTCTCCGATAATAGAGTCGTGGATCGAACCAATAAGTAATCCTGATATTCGTCTCTCATGTATAAGTTTCTTTGCTTCTAGTCGTGCAAGCATAACTAGGTCGGCCCCAAAACCTTGAACGGGGTAGTTCTTGATCTGTGTGATGGGCCACTTGAATGAACCATCCCTGTTTGTAGCATAGTTTCCATCTGGCTTTTTAATAGGTGTAAAAGGGAAATAGCGTCCAGATGGGATGATGAGTCGTCCTGTCGTCTGTGCTTCATTGATGATGTGTTTGTGCCATGCAGCACCACCATAATACTTAGCATAGAATGAATCAATAACTGCTTGCCATTTCTTGTCGCTAAAGCCTAGGTGAATGAAGTCTGGATCATTAGCAAACCCATATGCACTAGCACCGTACAAAAGCTTGAAGATGAAACGCTTCGCTGTTACACGATCAGGAAGATTGAAGTCTCGTTGGTTATTACTGTGTAAGTCTTGCTTCTCTGAAATCTCCTTAATCATTGTCTTGTCTTTAGCTAGGTCAGCAAAGACACAACCTTCAAGATTCTTTACATCAACATTTACAATCATGTATAGCGGCTCACTAGGTACTTGTCCAATTCTGCTGGTGCATTCTGCATGTTAGGAGAAGAGCTGCTTAAACGACCTGTACGGGCTATGCATTGGTTGTATTGTCCATGTAGGTAGTCACCCCATTGCTTCTCTTCTAGGAGGCTAGGAAAGGCTTCTAGATATGTTCCCACGAGTTTTTCAATGTACGCAATTCTGTTGAGCTTTGTAAGTACAGTTTTCTGAACATTGGTGCGGGCAGGAAGCTGTCCCAAAACATCAGAGGCAGTAGAGTAGTAGCGTGTACCATGAACCAATTCATTATCTGGTTTTCCTTTAGTTTTTGCTAGTTCATCCTTTGGATTGGGACGGAAATAACCTAGGTAATTTATGACACGAACACCGTCTAGAACACTACGTGTGTAAGTTTCTCCCTTACGTGGTCCGCTTTTATAAACACGTTCCTCGTCATGTCGATCCTCGACCGCGTAGGAACCACCGAATAATGCAACGGAAAGCTGGTCACCGCTGTTAAAATTGATGTTACCAAGAAGTTTCGTAAGCTCTGCTTTAAGCTGTTCAAGTTCTACCTTTAATTTATTAGCCTCTTGTAAACTCTTTTCCTTGTCAAACTTAATACCATTATATTCCATTTCCTGTAGGACAAGAAGGTCAGCGCCTTGCAAAAGTATTAGCTTCTTCAAGGCCGGAGTCATCCGGCTGTCTTCCAGTTGCTTTAGATATACTTGATAGGTTAGTTCAACGTCGTAATTATTATATTCCTCTACTACATCAGCAGGAATGTCTTCTGTGCTGATGCCTTTCTCCCAGAAGGAGGCTACTTCATCCAGTTTCGTAGGGAGGCCATACAACTCTGCTAGGCTATTTAGGGAGGCGAAAGAATTTGTTTGGCCAGATAGGATAAACTCACAAAGCTGTGTGTCAAATATCCTACAGCGATCTGGTACAACACAGCCAATATGTCTAGCCCAAGACAGGTCGAATTTAAGATTATGCCCTACTAACAAGGTAGCTTGCTTAAAACAATCTTGTAAATATGTCTTGAAGTCCGGTTCGTCATACCGCTTATGTACTATAGGAGCATCACCAACTTTTACTGAATAGGAGACAAGAATATTTCTTACATCATAAGGGTTGCCAAAGTTGAAGACGCTCGTCTCTACGTCATAGGTTACTGTCGACATTACTCATCTACGAAGTGAGTGACTTGAACACTAAACTTAAACCCCACTATATTCCTGTCAGCAAAGTCTTGTGTATAAGCATCGGCTAGTTCCTCTGCTCGTTGTAACGTCCTACAAGTATCTAGGACATGCACTTGGTTAAGGATGCCATAATGACGAAGGACAACGTATAGAGTGTCACGATTGTTCATTTAACTCTTTCTGCACGATGGCATCCCACTCTTTATTCTTTTCATCTAACAAAGCAGCAATAGCTTTTAATACTTCACTTGAGAGATAACCAGTGTTTCCTGCACCTGGAAACCATTGGTAATATCCGTCATCAGTCATATCTACATCGCCGCAGTAATGCCCATTAGGTGCATAAAGGTGATTATTTAAGATGTAAAAACTTTTATTCATATTTTGAGTCAAAAGACTTTCTTGCACAACAGGCTAAGAAGTAGTCGGGTCCTGCATATAGTTGCTTAAACTTATTATCCAACATTGTAAAGGCTTGCCAGGTAGGAGTGACAAGTCCTCTAGCTTTAACTTCTCTTACACCAGTGATCCCATACTTGTTGTGCCTACTTACACGTTTATTGTGCTGTTGTTGTGCACGAGAAGCCCAGCGGACATTATATATTTCATAGTGCTTATCATTATCAAATCTGTCTAGTGAATACCCTTCCGGACATGGACCCAACACATTATAGAACGCTTCAAAGCTATTAAATCGAAACTCAATTCCGCGCCCTCCCCAATCGGAATAGCGAGGATGCTCTGGATTTGTGCAGCGGCGGTGAGCATCATAATAAGCTTGGTATTCTTTATCCATAATTAATAATGTCTTTGAACCTCATAATGCTTGGTTGAATAATAACCTCCCCACGCCCGTGGCGTAGTGTAGGCTCTGAATCTTCGTCTTGGAGGAGTTTGTTCTTGGAAATGTTCATATAGCGAATTGACTGCTCGTCAGGATTGTGTGTCATGCCCATCCCTAAAATCCAATCTAGCTCTGCTTGGATAGCAGTCTTAGCATTGGCTACGTGCCCCATGTCAAGCCATTTAACCCCCTCTGCTGTACCGTCTGCTTGGTGAATAGCAATGCCTGCATGCCCTTCTTTAGCCAGCTCACGTCCCCATTGGAATATGTCGCCAAGCTGCAAATCTTTGCGATCATTCTCAAAGCCTTTGGTCTTTGACATCTGGTCATATATCACCATAGAGGGTTTATATTCACGAACAATTGCCTCAGTATCTTTCTTATTGCAGCGCTCTAGTCCGAAGAATAGAAACTTATCTCTATTTCTAGAGAGGAATATTTCTTTATATTGTGAAGCATTAGCCTTGAGTTGGTCAAGCGTGCATCCGAAGTAACTTTGGTATACACGCAGCATCACCTTATCATTAGCTTCCTCTGAGTTGAACCAGATAACAGGCTCTGTTACTTGATCTAAGGCGTGCGAAGCGGCTTCAGCAGCGAATAATGTACCTCCTGCTTCGGGACGCTTGATAAGCATACCAAAGTCACCTTTGCGTAAACTACCCAGGCTCTTATTAAGAAATTGTAAACGCCACCTAATACCCGTGGTGGCGTGTGCAGAGAGTAGCAGAGATTCTAGGTCGAGGTCTTCTGACTCGAATAAACTTGCTTGCTCCGCTGCTTTGCCCAAGAGCTTTGCAGAGAGTTCTCCAAGCTCTTCAAGCGAGGCAAAACCTTGCGTAAAAGAATATGCTTTCTCTGAGAGCTGCAAGGCAACCTTGTTGCGTGACATTGCAGCGAGAATCTCATGTCCCACATCTTCAGATACATCCAGAACAGCGAGTTGATCAAACAACGCTGCATAAGCTTCTTTAGCAGCGTCTGGATATTTTGCATAGAAAAATCCTTGTAATTCATCTATAGTTATATTATGTTTGAGCTTCTCTAAAAGCTCAAACATACATAATGTAATATAATATAGTTCTTTAATATTATCTTTAAGAGACTTAGTATCAACTAAGTCTCTATAAGTAATATAATTATTATAAGAACATAATAGTTTAATAAGTTTTAGTTCATTCATTACATATAAATTTATCTCTTAAGCTAATAGTATATCACATCCTGCAACGTTTGTCAACCCCCCTGACCCCACGGGGCAGGATGGGTAGCAACATCCCACCCGTTCTGCCATGCAATGAACTCACGCTGCTCAATGAGGTGCTGTAGCAGCCGTGTGGTCACAAGCCACTCGTCATCAATCTGGTCAACAAATTGAGATTTAAGCCATTTTTCTAGCTCATCCTTATCCATGTACCACCCCACTGTCGTTAGAGCCTTCTAGGGGTGTTTTAGAGCCTCCTAGAAGCATCCTGATGTCTGTCAAAGATAGCTCTTTTGGGTCAGACTCTGTGAAAAGATTTCTGACAGGCTTACCAAGAAGCACAGATAGCCTGTGCCCACGTTTAGCAGCTAATGCTTTTTGGTCAGCATCTAGCCACATTATGACTGGAAGCCCAATATGGCGTAGAGTGCGAAGATGACAATCATGTACATTAGTACCAAATAACGGAAGTGCACAAAAGCCGGCACTAGCAACTTTGTGGCTGCTAATGATGTCTTCCACACAAACTATCTCCTTTACACCTGTGTAGTCACCAATTAAGTGGCTTCGTTCGTGGCAGGCGCCGTAGGCAAACCACTTTCTCGGGGCTTGGGAAACGGCCACATCACTTGCTCCTTGCTCGGGAGGTATATATCTGCCAAGGGAGAAGTCGAGGGGGTTCCCAACTTTGATGATGAGGCGACTTTCTCTTTCAGAATAGCCGCAATAGGGCTGCCAGTAGCGCCATGATAGACCATATTGGAGGAGCCACGCCCAGGCTCTGGAGGGAATGTAGTCGGAGAAGTCAGCAGGGAGCTTGGCTTTGTCTTTTGTTGATATTTCTTCATCTGTATTTAACTTCCTATAATGTGTGGGAAACTGGTGATAATTGCAGCTAAAGCAATGACTACCACCATCGCTATAAATCCCCAAATTATCCCCACGCCTATCGCCACCACGTTCCTGACAACGTGGACAAGCCTCATAGCGTAGGAACTTGGACATCTGCGACTACTGGAGTAGGAGCCTTCTGCTTCTCGAAAATAATTAGTGTATTACGTGGACCAGTGCGATAGTTTCTATTACATGCCTTCTTACCTTCGAAGATAATATCCTTACCATACACCTTACGAAACATTTCAAGTTCCTCTTCTTGATAAGGACCAAAGATAATTACATAGGTATCTTCTTCATTGTACTTAGCATATCCAACGCTATTAACCCACTTACGCTGCTCATAACTATAACCACGTTGAACAACTTCATTTACATATAAACTCTTCAAGGCCATATCACTTACCTAGATGCTTAATTACAATAGTTAATGGGCCATTACGTGTTGTAATATGACTGAGTTCAGTCATCTTTCGTCTAGCATTGCTTCCTACATGTCCAGCGATAATATGAATTCCCTTGTCTGCACCAATACGTGTAGGTGCTTTGCTTCTCCATGCTGCACCACAGCATCCTGCTGGTTGTCCTCTATCACGTAGATAACCTCCGTAGCTATCCATCATTTTCATCGACTCAGACATTATCTTTCTCCACCAAAACTAGTTTCCATTTCATGGCCAAGTAATAAGCAATGTCTTTGCCTACTTGTGGGGCAGCATGATGCCCAATGCCATAGTCACCCAACAGTTCCCTAAAGTCGTCATCTGTAGGCATAGTGCGTACAACAGCATCAGACATACCTGGGATGTATTCTTCAGTCATATGAGTCTTCCTCAAACAAGCTGTCTTCATGATTGTCAAAGATGTCTTCGTCTACTTGCTCATAGGGATTTAGGTCGGGTCGACCTAGTGTTGGGATGCCTGTGTCTCGGAGACACCGCAGACAAGTGTCGAGAAATTCACTTGTCTCGGCGTGGCGTAACGTCGATTCATAGTCCGAGAGTGCTTTGTTACACGCGCTGCATCGCATTGTTCAGTTCTTTCATGTTACCTATTGACATCTATTGGAAAATAGTGTATAATAGAAGGATGTTTTACAAAGGAGTAATTATGCTCACACAAGAAGTTCTCATGCAGCACCTAATCTACGACCCAATTACAGGTATTTTTGTTTGGAAGGAACCTAGAGCTAAGCGTTGTAAAGTTGGTGACATGGCAGGTACGATGCATAGTAGGGGTTACATCCATATTAAATTATTTGGTGTTTGCTACAAGGCACACAGACTTGCGTTTCTCTATATGACTGGTCACTGGCCAAAGGAGCAAGTAGATCATGTCAACAGTGATAGGTCAGATAATAGTTGGAATAACTTACGTGACCTGTCACCATCTAACAATCAATACAACCGTAGAGGTGCTACAAAATCCTCTAGCACAGGCATGCTTGGAGCCAGTGTTTTACCAAGTGGTAAATATAGGGCACAGATAAAGTACAAAGGTAAAGTGATTTACCTTGGTGAATACCATACGCCAGAGGAAGCACATAACGCATACTTATGTGCTAGGCAGGATTTTAATATTCTTGTCTTCTAAGATCGCGTCTGCATAAATCTTTGGCGTAGAGCCTTCCATCCCTGGGCGAGCGTTAACTTCGATGGCGTAGCACTTGTTGTTACGCTCATTGTACAAAATATCCACAGCACCTTGAGTGCGGCCCAGAGATTGAACGGCAGAGATAGCAACAGTAGTAAGATCGTCAGGAATAAACTCGCAATTCCTACTAAAAATATAACCGTTACTTGTATTACGAACTCTAGTATCACGTTCTCCTTCAAAACCAATTTTCTTCTTCTTCTCACAGATGATAATTACTTTGTTGTTATAAACGTGTGCTCGAAATTCCTTCTTCTTCTTGATATATTGTGTGTACAAGGGAGCCTTCTCTAGAAGCTCCTCCTTGGCATGAATAGACAGCCCCCTACCCTCACTACCACGAAGCAGCTTACGTGCCACCACGAGGCTTCCAGGTAGCTCCTTGACCCCTTCTAATGTGGTGGCATATGCAGGGGCTGATACACCTGCTGAGTGAAACGAAGCATATTGAGTGAGTTTATCTACACCCTTAGCAAAATGTACAGCAATACGACTTCGCACACGCTCAGGCTTAACACGCCACACCTTATAACCTGTACGTTCTGTAAGCTCTGCTTGTAGGTTTTTGAGAGCTTGAGAGCGTAGATTGTGAGAGGAAATACAAAGTTTCTTAGCCATAATTAATGCACAGAGTGTCCTACTTGTTGCTGTTGTTGCACGAGCACCTGCTGTGCGAGAACTTGCTGCTTTACAGAGGTTGTAACTACTTCTTTTGGATCATCAGCCCACAGAGTCATATATCCTTGTCCATTATCTGTTACAGGATTCCAGCCATGATTGCAAATCCTGACATAAAACACTAGTCCCTTGTCACCCTCACCTTCCATACAGCTTTCTGCTGTCTTCTTGTCTACACGGAATAGGATGGGAACATCGAACATACCCACATCACCTTGCTGATTGAAAGCACGAGGCCTACTAACGAAGATGAAATCTCCATTAGTGTAGCCTGGATAGGCAATGATGTCTTCTACAACTACACGTAGCACAGCACCATCACGATATTGCCCACGACGTAGAGACATTAATGTTGTGTAATTGAATGTACCTTGCCATTCAGGGACACGCTTAAGGCCAATAAAGTAATCAACTTCAGCCGGTTGTGGATTGAGGACCAAAACAGAAGAATTTTCTACTTCCTTGGTGGGAACAACCTCTGTGCCGTGGCTACCATAAATTGCAGCTTGAATAAAACCCGGCTGATGCCCCCAGGCACCATACGCACAAGCATATTCATCATCTGATTGGCTAGCTGTGCCAGGTGACTTCTGAAACTTATATTCGTGATCTAGATCAGCATATGAGAGCACGCTGCTTTTGTCAGCATTAAGAGTCCATGTGTGCATGTTGCCTACAGGGAAGTTGACACTGGGCTTAGGTTGCTTGTTGTATGACACACGAGCCATAACGAAGTCCATAATTTCTGTCTCAGACGTGATGAACCACGCATTGTGGTCAGCCGTGTGAGCGAGAGGACGGTCTTTGTTGCGAATTAGGTTGAGCTTCTTGTTCTCAACGTCATACCAAATCAAGGCATACGCTGCATTAATGCTTTGTAATGCTTTCTCTGTGTCAGGCTGCTCAGCTAGGACATGAGCAATGGCATGGGAGTCCACCTCTACATCCTTGTGATGCTTGTGACTGCCATACATAGAGCCATTGTGCACCAGCACCAGCTTGTCGTCTACCCAAAAAGGGTGGGCGTTTTCGTCCGTGATAGACCCTCGTGTTGCCTTGCGATTGTGCCCAACAATAGCCCAGCCATTGCAGATGGCTTTCTTCTTCATTTCACGCCATTCCTCAGACTTAAGGAATGTAGGGCCATCTACAGCACCCTTGGCAATCTCGACGTTACCATCGTTGCTTACAAGAAATACACCAGTGGAATCTGGTCCACGAAGCGTGTCGATGTATAGGAGATTCTCAAAGATTTCCATGTCTTTATGCTGGAAACCATATTTACTTTTACTAATAGCACAAACAAGTCCACAAATTTTGGGTGCCTCACTTACGGTGATGAATGGTGTAATAAATAGCCTGATTGCTTACTGAAAACAGTTTAGCAATTTCGGGAACTTTGTATTTACGTGAATGATACATTTCTTTGATGAAAGGGACGTCTCTTTGTTTGATTCCATGTGCTCTGTCCCTATCAGTTCGATCTTGTATATTATCAAGGTTAGTTCCGATAATAAGATGATCTGGATTAATACATTTTGGATTGTCACAGGTATGTCTTACAACATAACCTTGAGCGGATTTACCATTGTATAATTCCCATACAACCCGATGGATCTTCCCGTTGGCGTTACCGTTTATAGCTGCCCGTGGGTAGCCATCAGTATTAAGACACCTTGTCCAGACAAGACAGTCGCCATCTTTTACTGTGTAGGAAAGAATTTTTTCTAAATTAGCTTGCATGTATGCTCCTAAAAGTTGAGCATACATTATACACTATTTATGTGTGGTTGTCAATAGTCCCACACAAAATATATTCTCCTAATTAAAATTCAGCAGGCCGACGCATAGCTTCTTCCATGCGGGCTACAGCACGATCAATAGCTTCTCGCGTTGGATTATACACGCGGAAAGGGTCTACACGAACGTTAAACGGATGTCCTGCATCCGGTTGAATAGGTGGAGGTGGGATGGCATTTGCTGGCTGTAGTACGAAACGCTGCTCACGTTGCGCAGCCTGCTCAGCACGAATTTGTTCTAGTAGTTGTGCTGGTGTCATAGCATGAGGAGCTTCCTGTGCTGCTGTAGCTCTGGCCCAATTAAAAACAGGAGCATCGGAAATAAGATCATCATACTCATCCGTGATAATAGAGTCTGCACGACCTCCCGTAATTTCTCCCGCTGCTGAAACATCTACTACCTGTACAGGAGCAGAAACAGTTTCCTCATTCACCTTATTATCATCAATTAATAGCAGCTTGCAATCAACAATGCCGGTGGCTAGATTCTCACGATAGCTAGGCAGACTAATAAGCTCAACAGCATGCTCACCGAACACTTGCTCAATGAATGCACCGTAGTTACTCACTGAGTTCATGTCTGCAATTGTAGCACGAAGCTCTTTGTATGTCAAGCTGCATGCACAACTGAAGATAGAACCAATGAAGTTGAGCCACGTGGTAATACGCTTGAGGTCACAAGTGCCCTCTAGATGGCGAAACTCAATGGTGCCTTGTTCGCGCAATGGAAGTAGATTTAACGCCGTGTATTTCTGCCAACGGCGAACAGTCGAATCCGTATCAGATAGGAACTTATATACAAAGCGGCTGCTAATGTTGCATTGATACCAAGGGATACAGAAGATATTTTGCTCGCGCACCTCCCCAATCCATGAGAACAGCACACGTTCTACAGCCTGATAAATCAAACAGACATTACGGAGCTGCTGCCTGGTTAGGTCTTGACAATTGACGTGAACATGCACAGAACAGCGTTCTGAATAGTTGTTCTTGTTAACCTCGAAGTGTCCAAAGAATCCTTCTAGCAGGTTAGGAACAAACTTGCTGCGAGTAGGCTTTGTTACGGCTTCAACAGAAGCCCCACGCAAAGAGCCATCAGAAGTGAATGAAAAGCCACGGTGTTGTGGTTCTTCTTCATGATCCCAGCCCTCAATCTCAAGCTCAAGACCTACAATGAGGTCAGGATTTACCATCTTGTAATTGGGGTGTAGCTTGTAATTGCGATCTGCAAGCATCAGATCGGCAACAGCCCTATGGCCCCAAATATCACGCATTGTTGTCATTCTTCATCCTCGTCAGTAAGTGCTTTGTATAGTTTCTTCAGCGACAGCTTATCACATGGACGTACAAGCTCAAATGTACTATGTAAATACCACGCACCATGATCTGTGGAGTATTCTTGGTTTCTAACATCAAAGCTCTCAATAATATGCTCTTGTCCCGCTCGTCGTCCCTTCACTACCTTGACTACATCGCCGGTTCGGAAAGGAATAAAGAATTTGCTCATGCTTTCACCACTTCCACATTAATCTTACGTTCACGAACAACATCAACAAGTTCTTGATAGAACAAAGGCTCCGTAACCTTAAGCACTGGCTCAGCCTTCTTGTTGAATGTAACATTACCAATCAGCCGGTCATACAGATAGATGCTGTGTGAATGAATGATGCCGAACATTGGGGACAGCAATTGCACAGCTTTGCCAACATCAATTACAACGTCGTAAACAGGGTTGGCATACGCATTAATCACCTTAGCAGTGACAGACAGAGGGTCTGAATATCTCACTTCCTTGAAGGATGTGTTTGCACCAGACATACCACGAGAGTATTGCCTAGCTGGCCTACGCTCAGCCAACACAAGCATATTGTCGTGAGTGAACAGCCGCTTCTCAATGGGAATGAACTGAAAGAACACCCCTTGATCTACCTTGGCTGTATATTCAATGCCTTGAGCATCTACAAACCGAGTTTCCCTCTCGTTAATGTTGGACATATAGACAAGAAGCTTCTCACCAGAAGGAGTAGGGTAATATCCCCACACCCCTAAATAACGCTGGCGAAAGTCTCTTGCACCACCAGATGTAAATTCTTCTAAAGCCATATCATTTCCTAGTAACCCAATAAATCAGTAATACACCTGTGTAAACGATAAGCAGTGGTGGACCAGCAATCTGCAACACAGCAAAGAACACCTCCATCACACCACCAACAAATTATACTTGTGGACCAGTTGCTCTGCAACAGCCTTATTATTTTTGAGCACTACTTGACAAACGCAAGCAAATAGTGTATAATAATAGCTTAACTTTTTAAAGGAGATCATATGTTCACATTACAAGAATTAAAAGAGTATTTGGACTACAACCCAGAGACAGGCAAAGTCTACTGGCGCAAATCACCAGCTCATGCGGTACAAGCTGGTAAAGAAGCAGGATGTTTTTGCAAGTCTAGCGGACGTTACTTGATATGTTTTAGAAGTAAACTGCACCACGCTGGAAGATTGATTTGGTTTTATATGACAGGTCAGTGGCCTGAGGGTGTGATAGACCACAAAGACAGAAACCCCTTAAATAATCGGTGGGACAACTTAAGGGATGTCGATAAGGTCATCAACAACCAGAACAGTATAGTTGCACGTTCACATAACAAGTGTGGTTACAGGGGTGTGTCCACGACAAAGTGGGGCTTCCAAGCAAGGATATTTAAAAATAAAGTAATTTATCAACTCGGATATTACCCTACAGCAGAGGAAGCTCACGAAGCCTATATGAAAGCTAAACGCGAGCTGCACACGTTTACACAGTAAGAAGATTATACTTCTTGACTAGTCCTTCGGCCACGTCTTTTCGGTTGGAATTAATTGCCTGCATAATGTTCTTTCGTTCAGCATCTACATCGAACTTGTTCGACACTGCATCCAGTGCTAGAGCCACGCTGTCCCACACCCAACCAATTAGCTTTTCATCGAACACCCAGAAGTTACTGAGGGTGCGATATTCCTGTCCGTAGCCCTTGGGGCGATAAGCCCCTGCCTTGCCATAGAGCTGCTTACGCAATTCGCCGTCATCCATCAGCACAGATGGCACACCTAGAAAAAGGTCACAGGCACGAATTACAGCAGCACGGTCAAGGTTAAGAGCACTACTCCCGATATGCACATGCCCACCACAGCTCCGAAGGTTAGCGTCTGCCGAAGAGGGTCGAGGATTAGGACGACCAGTCCAAGCATTAAAATCAGGCTCGCAACCAAAGACGTGAGCACGAGGATCATCTAGTTCTGCCTCAGGAAATGACGCCGCCGATAGGCGGCTGAAAGAGAAGTTGTACTTGTGACCAACATGGTCTTCGAGATAGGTTGTAGCCTTTACAATGTTGGAAACGAACTCGTCCTTGGTAGGGCTCGGAGGAATGTTGAACTCAAGGGCAACATTATCCTCTTGCACCATGAAGCCTTCACCAATTGGCAATGGCAGGGGTTGGTGCTTCGTACCACCAAGCTTACCAATAATCGAACGGACTGAGCCATTCTGAGCCACGAAGATTTCTGGGTCTGCACCGCAGGAGAATTGTAGAGAGTTCATTTCTTTTGCAGATGTTCAATGTTGTTAATAAGAGAGCGGGCGAAAGCGTGTAGTTCTCTGCTAGGTGTGTATACCTCAAAACTTTTCAGCAACTCAGCAAGAAGTTTATGGTCCGTATCATTCTCGATTCTAATTACATATGGTGTAATAAAGACGCTAGTGTCCACTTCCACTTTCATTTTACAGCCTTGTATTAATCATGTTGAGAAGGGAAACATTAGCCGGATGGTTATCTGAGAGCCATTCGGGATGCCATTGGGGAGCGAATCCTTTAATCTTGGGGTAGTAAACAGCCTCTGGTTCTACAGGAATCGTGATAGACCTTCCGTCACCAATGTAGTGGTACTCTGACAGGGGATCTTCAATCCACATCAGCATTTCATGCTCAACATCAAACGGATATTGCATCTGATGATGACATGAGTTGGTGGTCACTTCCTCACCATCGAACGTACACACAGTGTGGAAGGATGGATGGTTGATATGCTGAATCAAATAGCCTCCTGCTGCGGCGCATAACATCTGTGCACCTCGGCAAATACCGATGATGGGAATATCCAGCTTAATAGCTTGTTGTAATAGTGCCCATTCCATTCGGTCGCGCCGTGAGGGCGCTAGGGTTGCACCTGTACGTGGATGCACAGGATGATTGTACAAAGCAGGGCTAATATCCTCGCCACCATGCAGCAGGAGAATGTCATTCTTGTTAAGTTGCGAGGGCATGTCGACAGCAGCGAAATCCGTTACAGACTTGATGCGTTCGAATGGGCCAGCATCTTCATAGAGAGCAGAAACAAGTCGTGTCATTTAATATTCCGTAGACGTGTAATCAGCATATTATTGCTGTGTAAAAGGCTTTCGCCAATGACGAACCAAAACTTCTGTTCCATCTGCTTTAGCTTACGATCAATAAGATACCAACAGATAGCAGCAGGAACAGCGTAGATAGCGACAATTACGGCAAATAGTCGCAGGGTTTCAAATGTTGTCATGGCAGCGACCTGACGTTAGGCAGGGAGTACCCCCTTTTCGCTGACAGACTTCTTCTTCACAGCAGGAGTTTCACTCTGCCACAAAGCCTTAATTTCAGCAATGACAACTTCCTTGGTTGGGTTCTTTGTAGCAACATACTCAGCTAGGGCATTAGCATGTTCTTCGGTTTCCACCTCATATACATTATTGTATTCGATCATCTGATCCTTCGTAACGTCAAAGGCATTCATCTTCTGCTCAATGGTGTAACGAACACGTAGACGACCAATAGGCATTGTATCAGCGTATGCTGTATTGCGCTTGATGTAAACAAGAAACATTATCTATTCCTCTTCAGTTGATTGGGATGAACTAGTTCAAATTCCTGCTGATCATATAGGAATATCTCCACACATTTACATTCCAAATCATTCCATTCAACGTGATGGAAATCCTTCACACCATGAATGTCTGAAATGAAACCAGTTTCTCCTTTGTATTTGATGTGCTCACCGACAATGAGTTTACAGCCTTGTAATACTCGGCTATGGATGAACCGCTTATGTTCTTCGCTGCCTATCTTGCCCTGAAATGTTTGGCGTTCTTCCCTGACATGGGCAGGGGCTTTGTGCACCTCAATTGTGTGAGTAAGCATATCATCCACACACAGTTAGATCAACACCTTCGGCTGCTAACCAGCGCCAGGGCTCAGTCCAGAACCCTACACCTTCGGAATTCTTGACGTAAAGGCATTTAGGCTCCCGTTCCCCCTGTTCACACATGAAATGGATTTCTTGAATGTCCTCAACGACAAACAGACCAGAGCGACGCAAGTCTTGCGGAGCTATCCACTTGTTTTTGATGATAGACCCTTTCGTGAATGGAAGCGTAGCCAGGAATGTAGCATAAGCCAGCTTGTCCATACGCGCAGGATTTTGTGGTTGTCGTCGGGCAACCAACGCTGTCGTGTACACAACAGATGCTGGCTGTTCTACATGCTTGTAAATCGAATGGGTTAGCATTGCTAAGTTCCTTAATCCTCATCATAGTCTTCACCATAGAACTCGTCACTAGTTGTGCGTCCAGGGATAGGTAGTATCCATTGAACAACAGTGTTACCACTATTTGGATTGTAGAAGGGCTCAGAATGTGATGCCTTCGGCCATGTGTCAATGAGTTGCTGCCACAAGAGGGGGACTAGGCGTTTACCACTTGAGGAGACGTTTTCCGTAAGTGTAAAGGCACCAATATATTTTAGGTTGTTTTTGGTGAGCAGATCACACAACGCTACGCGAAACTTTTCCACCTGTGCAGAAGAGAAGGGCTCTCTCTGATATGGCCCACCGAAATGTCCGATCTCTCGCATACCACAGCAGAACATATAACCAATAGACATTGAGAAAGTAGCATGTCCTAGCTCATCATCTACAATTTTGTAATGACTTTTGACATATGCAGGATGTCCATTAGCCTCTCGTGGATAGGTTACAGCTTTATCATAGTCTTCTGCTCCAGAATAGAGTTCAATCTTCATATCATTCCGTGTAAGTTGTTTCAACAACGCCGAATGCTTTGATGGCCGCTCGGCACATTGGACATGGCGCCGCGAGCGCCGGCCTTCCATCCTTGTAATATCTCTCGATGTGTATCCGGTATGGAACAACGCTGCGGCAGCGGAGTAGGGCGAGTGTCTCGGCATGTAAATACTCCCGCTCAGGCACGCCGCTTAGCTTAGCGAAATGAGCCTGTAAAGGATGGGTTTTCCCGTAATTATTGGTCGCTGTGGCAATTAGTCGGCCACGTTTGTCGTAGCAGGAAGCTCTGACGATATGGCGGGCCATGTCAGCCTCTCAGCAGTTTGATTATACCCCATTGCAATGATGTAATTACAGGCTGGGTTTACTTGATAGAGGTTGTGAAGAATCGCATCATCCACGTTCAAGTAAAGACATGCAAACTTACCGAAGGGCATGTCAATGTCTTCAACAGGACGCCCCATGTAGGCATTTCTAATGAGCTGAGTATCCATGTGATTACTCCATTCCTATCCAGATTAATACAAGCATGCCCAACAAGCACACAGGAATTAACACGACTAACCAGTCCATTGTTTCCACCTTTTAACGTAGCAAGAAGGTTCATAACCACGTGTTGTGCCATCGGCCAACAATACAACGTTGTAAATGTTATAGGGCCACCACACACGAGCAACAACTTGCCCAAACTCATTCGCATAGGCAATGCTGTATGTAACGTCGCCATTCCAATGTAACAGGACGACAATCTGGCGCCCTACTATCCATGCCCAGAGGCGAATGAGGAGCAGGTTCATTTTACACCTTATTAAATGTTGCCCTTAACACGGCCTATAGCAGCATTCATCTTAGCCTCACGCTTTTCCCGGACAGCTTGGCGCTTTGCCTCACGTTCTTGGCAGATGACGTGCGTTGGGTTCTCCTTGCACGCTGCCTTAAGTTCCTCAATCTTGCTGCTTGCGGCGTGGGCAGGGGATGATAGACCCAAGAATGCAGCAGCGGCTACAGCCAGCAGGATGGCGACATAAGTAGGGATATTACGCATTTTGCACAGCCAGTCGAATTGAGGGAGAGATCATTTGGTGGGTGAATACAGGGTAACCGAGCGTATGCTCGACTGCCTCGTGGAACACATCAAAGGGCATACACAGGAGCCGCTGTTCCATTTGGAACTTAGCAATTTCTTTCTTGCTCATTGTCTCCCACTTCTTTGCATCAGCGAAAGCAATGGCTTCTTCACGGGTAAGTTGTTGCATGATCACTCCTTGAATACAACTGTGTAATTGTGGCCGTGCATGGCTAGCCATGCACAGTCA